AAAACTAGACCAACACGCAACAGATATTAAGAAAGGATGTGAGAGAGATATAATGCTTGTAGACAATCGTTTAAGAACCATAGAGAAGAAGATGTGGACAATCGCAGGTTCTTTAACTATAATTAGTTTCATCGTTTCACCGATTGGCCAAAGATTTTTAAAAGGAACGTTGACACCTACAACACAATCGAGTATAATAATAGAAAAGTAATTACTTGTAATGAGTGACGTGAATTTTAAGAAGCATCGTGTCTTCCGTGAGACAGAGGATGTTATCTTTTATGATATATCAGTTGATGAATCAAATGCTGCAGACCTTGTAGTGCATACAGGCACTGCCATATCACCACCAAATGATAGTGTCGGAGCAAAGCAATTTTATATTCATAGTTTTCAAGACGACTATAATCGAGTTGTATCAGGTGATAGAACCTTTGAGTTAGTTAATTATACTTGGAAGTATCCATATCACATAGTCCATCTAAATCGTACTAGTGGTGCATTAGTCATTCCTCGTGGTACATTTCATCGTTCAGTATCAGGAGAGAATGGTTCAATTGTCATAAACCAAGCAAAGAGGTATGATGGATTTGATCCAAGTGCAGAGTTTTTTCCAGTGTCTTCCGCAACTAATATTGATCTTTATAACGCACTTACACAAGAAAAACCAGTCATACATACGTTAGGTGAATAATGGATATAATTGATTCCAAATATATTGGTCTCGTATCCTCAAGACTTCAAAAGTTTAAAAGAGTTAAACCAAATCTTTTTAACTTTCGTTGTCCTATTTGTGGTGACTCTCAAAAACATAAGAATAAAGCAAGAGGATATTTTTATCAGGTTAAGACAAACACAAACTTTAAGTGCCATAACTGTGGTGCAAGTTCTTCATTTAATAATTTTCTAAAACAAATTGATTCAACTCTTCATAAACAATATACTATGGAGAAGTTTAAAGAAGGGTTTGCAGGTGGTAGAAACTTTGTTGTTGATGAACCAAAATTAGAATTTAAAAAACCAGTATTCAGAAAAAAGTTAGATTTACCAAAGGCAACTGAAGTTCCAATCGCAAAGGAATATCTTGAAAAGAGAAAATTAGATCCGTCAAAATTTTACTTTGCATATAAGTTTAAAGAGTGGACAAATACACAAAAACAGACCTTTGACACTATCGGTAGGGATGAAAGTCGCATCATTATACCAATGTATGATGAGGACAAAATACTTATCGGATTTCAAGGTAGAAGTCTAGGTCCTAACTCTGTTAAATATATCACTGTGATGATTAATGAAGATGCTCCGAAAATTTATGGACTCGATCAAATTGATAATGAAAAACCCATATACATCATTGAAGGACCCTTCGATGCGACCTTGGTACAAAACGCTGTTGCTATGTGCGGCTCCGATCTTGATATTAGGTCGTTTGGTTGGAGCGATTATATTTACGTTTATGATAATGAACCTCGCAACAGAGAAATCGTCAACAGAATCGCCAAAACCATCGATAGAGGAGACAAAGTAGTAATCTGGCCGACTTCAGTTGAGGAAAAAGACATCAATGATATGGTGTTAGGTGGACAGAACATTATGAGTGTGTTAGAATCAAACACATACTCTGGTTTACAAGCAAAAGTAAAATTTAACAATTGGAAAAAAATATGACCAACGGAACAAAGGTTAAAAAGCGAAATGGTGCGATAGAACCATTGAACCTTGAAAAGATGCACGTAATGGTTGAATTAGCGTGTAAGAACCTTGCAGGGGTCTCTGCGAGTCAAGTAGAGATACAATCAGGTATACAATTCTATGATGGTATTTCAACTGGGGAGATACAAGAAATATTAATCCGTTCTGCAAGTGATTTAATAGATTTAGACCATCCAAATTATCAATATGTCGCAGCAAGATTATTATTATATTCTGTTAATAAACAAATTTTTGGTAGATTACATGACCACCCAAAATTGATTAATCACGTTAAAAAGTGCGTAGATGCAGGAGTATATGACAAAGAGTTACTCGATTTGTACTCTGAAGAGGAATTTGTTAAACTCGAAACATTCATAGACCACGATAGAGATTATTTGTTCACATATGCTGGACTTCGCCAAGTGGTCGATAAATATTTGGTACAAGACAGAAGCACAGGAGCACTCTATGAGTCTCCACAGTTCATGTATCTTTTGATATCTGCTTCGATATTTTCAAAATATTCATCAGAAATTCGACTAGACTACGTTAAAAAGTATTACGATGCCATTTCCAAACACAGAATCAACATCCCAACACCAATCATGGCAGGAGTCCGTACACCCCTTCGGCAGTATGCGTCTTGCGTTCTGGTTGATATTGACGACACCTTGGATAGTATTTTTAGTTCTGACATGGCCATTGGTAAGTATGTCGCACAAAGGGCTGGTATTGGCATCAACGCTGGTAGGATCAGGGGGATCAATGCTAAAATCAGGGGTGGAGAAGTTCAACACACAGGTGTCGTCCCGTTTCTCAAAAAGTTTGAATCAACTGTCAGATGCTGCACTCAAAATGGCATCAGAGGTGGATCAGCAACTGTCCACTTTCCAATCTGGCACCAAGAAATAGAAGATATAATAGTTTTAAAGAACAATAAAGGAACAGAAGATAATCGTGTTCGTAAGTTAGACTACAGTATTCAGTTAAGTAAATTATTTTATGAGAGATTCATTGAAAATAAAGAGATTACCTTGTTTTCTCCTCATGATGTGCCAGGGCTTTATGATAGTTTTGGTACAGAGTCTTTTGATGAACTATACATAAAGTATGAAAATGATGAATCAATACCAAAGAAAAAGTTAAATGCTCAAGAACTTATACTTGACCTGTTGAAAGAAAGAGCAGAAACTGGTAGAATGTATTTGATGAACATTGACCATTGTAATTCTCATTCATCTTTCACAGATAAAGTTGAGATGAGTAACTTGTGTCAAGAGATTACATTACCAACCAAACCTATACAACATATTGACGATGAAACTGGAGAAATTGCTCTCTGTATCCTTAGTGCTATTAATATTGGCAAAATTAGGGATATTTCGGATTTTGAAGTTCTTTGCGATCTTAGCGTTCGGAGTCTTGATGAGCTCATTGATTTTCAACAATACCCAGTCGGAGCAGCAGAAGTCGCTACTAAAGCAAGACGTTCACTTGGAATCGGTTACATTGGTCTAGCACATTATCTTGCCAAGCAAGGAGTATCTTATGGCGACCCAGAAGCGTGGAAATTGGTACATGATTTAACAGAAGCATTCCAATATTACCTCATAAAGTCCACTGTGAACCTAGCCAAAGAGAAGGGTGCATGTCAATATTCTGATCGTACTAAATATTCTCACGGTGTACTTCCAATCGATACTTACAAAACAGATGTTGACGAATTAGTTCCAAACAAGTTAAACTTTGACTGGGAATCTCTTCGTCAGGATGTAAAGAAATATGGGGTCAGAAACAGCACATTATCCGCACAAATGCCTTCGGAATCATCTTCCGTTGTTAGCAACGCAACAAATGGTATAGAACCTCCAAGAGGATATCTCTCAATCAAGAAGTCAAAGAAAGGACCGCTCAAACAGATTGTTCCCTCCTACAATACCTTAAAGAATAACTATACGTTGCTCTGGGATATGCCTGATAATACAGGGTATATTAATATTGTTGCTGTTATGCAAAAGTTCTTTGACCAAGCGATTTCTGGAAACTGGTCGTACAATCCACAACACTATGACAATTCAGAAGTTCCAGTTAGTGTAATGGCAAATGATTTTTTAACCACATACAAATATGGTTGGAAAACTTCTTACTACCAAAACACTTATGATATTAAAACTGATGAAGTTGGTGACACCTTAGAGAATGAAAAGAGTGACAAACTAGAATGTTTATTAAACGAATTAAGCAACGCAAAGGAGGGAGAGTGTGAATCCTGTTCAATTTAAAGTTTCACCTATCAACAGTAAAAAAATGAATAATCTTAAAGGCATGACCGTCTTTAATACAGAGGAATGTGATACAAAAAAACAACCTATGTTCTTCGGTAAACCTTTAGGAGTACAAAGATATGATAACTTCAAGTATCCTGCATTTGAGAATCTAACAAAGTCTCAGTTAGGATATTTCTGGAGACCAGAGGAAGTATCATTACAAAAAGACCGTGGTGATTATCAATCATTACGTCCAGAGCAGAAACACATTTATACATCTAATCTCAAGTATCAGATTATGCTTGACTCTGTACAGGGTCGTGCACCAGGTATGGCATTTCTACCATATTGTTCTTTACCTGAGTTAGAAGCTTGTATGGAAGTATGGTCATTCATGGAGATGATTCATTCACGTTCATATACATATGTGATTAAGAATGTATATCCAGATCCATCAGAAGTATTTGATAAGATCCTATCTGACAATCGTATATTAGATCGTGCAGCAACTGTAACAGAATCATATGATGAGTTCATAAACGAAGCACATCAGTATGACACAGGTAATTGGTGGAAAGATGGTTGGAGAGATCATGTATCTGGTAAACTTGAAAGAAAAGAAATCAAAAGAAAACTCTATCGTGCAGTAGCAAACGTTAACATACTTGAAGGTATACGTTTCTATGTTTCATTTGCTTGTTCATTCGCCTTTGGTGAACTCAAGATGATGGAAGGTAGTGCAAAGATCATCTCTTTGATTGCTCGTGATGAGAATCAACACCTTGCTATCACTCAAAATATTATAAACAACTGGAGAAAAGGTGACGATCCAGAAATGAAAGAGATTGTCAAAGAAGAAGAGCAGTGGACTTATGGTATGTTTAATCGTTGTGTAAACGAAGAGAAGGTATGGGCAGAGTATCTGTTCAAAGATGGAAGTATGATTGGTCTCAATGATAAATTATTACATCAGTATGTTGAGTGGATTGCCAACAAGAGAATGAAGTCAATCGGATTAAAACCTGTATACGACATTCCTGCAAGAAACAATCCATTACCTTGGACACAGCATTGGATCTCCTCAAAAGGATTACAAGTTGCACCACAGGAAACTGAAGTTGAATCTTATATCGTTGGGGGTATCAAACAGGATGTCAAAAAAGACACATTCAGCGGATTCAAACTCTAATATTGAATGGAGTATTGAAGCAATGAAACAGGCATTTTACGATGCCTCTGAACATTGTGAAGAAGTATATAAGGAACTAAATAAACAAAACGAGATTAAAAAAATGGATTCTAAAGATCTAAAAAATTTGACTGAAGAGTATTCTAAAATCTCTGAAGCATATACTGTAACTAAATCTGATAAAAAAGCAAATACTCCTCATGAATTTACAGAGGAGCAGGTTATTGAGTTTATTAAATGTAAGAATGATCCAGTTTATTTTGCAAAGAATTATATTAAGATTGTTTCTCTTGATGAAGGATTAACCCAGTTTCACCCATATGATTTCCAAGAAACTTTAATTAAAAGATTTCATGAAAACCGTTTCAACATATGTAAAATGCCTCGGCAGACGGGTAAATCTACTACATCTGTATCATATCTTTTACATTATGCTGTTTTCAATGATAGTACAAACATTGGTATCCTTGCAAACAAAGCAGCAACTGCAAGGGATTTATTAGGCAGATTACAAACTGCATATGAGAATTTACCTAAATGGATGCAACAGGGTATAATATCTTGGAATAAAGGATCACTGGAGTTAGAAAATGGATCTAAAATACTGGCGGCATCTACCTCTGCATCTGCAGTTAGAGGTATGTCTTTCAACATTCTTTTTCTGGATGAGTTTGCCTTTGTACCTAATCATATTGCTGAGTCGTTCTTTGCCTCTGTATATCCTACTATCACTTCTGGTAAAAACACCAAAGTCATAATGGTATCTACCCCTCACGGGATGAACCACTTTTACAGATATTGGCATGATGCAGAGAGACAAAAGAATGAATATGTACCAACTGATGTTCATTGGAGTGAAGTACCAGGTAGAGATGATGTCTGGAAAGAGCAAACAATAGCAAACACATCAGAACAACAATTTAAAGTTGAGTTTGAATGTGAGTTCTTAGGATCAATCAATACTTTGATTGCACCTTCCATATTAAGAAATATGGTTTATGAGACACCAATTACGAAGAACGCAGGTCTTGAT